GCTACATTATAAATGTTTATGACTTCAGATTGAGGACATTCAACATCAACTTGAATGGTGTCAGAAGTAAGTGAATCAGTAGTAATTGTGATGTCTACAGTGGTGGCAGAAACAGAGTTTTTGCTAAAAGTCAATACTCCGCTTTGATATACTGTTCCCGTAGAATAAGTTGCACCATCATAAACAGCGGTAATTACATACCCCGTTCCACTTAATGCACTTTCACTAACCTGTTGGTTTGAGTTTAATTCAGTTATAACAAGGTCGCTTGATTCAGAAAGAATGTCGTCAGTTCCTTCAAATGGTATTGTATACTTTATTTCTGTCTGGCCTAAAAATTCAGTAAGCTCTACGCAATAGTTAAAAGCCACACCAGGCTCTAAAGTAATAAACTTGTTGATTCCACAGTTTACACAATCAGCTAGTAAAGTGTCAGTAGAAAGAGTTGTTGCTAAAACATACTCATTCATATACGGGTCATAACCCCCTAGTTTTTCTGTATCAAAAGCTTCTATGAATAAATCTCTAAACCAACTCCTCATCCCATATTGAGATACAATCTCCAGCTGTTCGTTTTGAGCGCTTGAGCCTATAAGGTTTAACACCACTCCCCTTTTAGCGTCAGTAAAATATTTGTTCTTGCCCCATGCAGCAAAACTTTCTGGGTTTTTACTTATGCCATACTCTTCTATTCTGGTTATCTGAGTTCCCAACACCTCTGGCACAGACGTAAGCGCTCCTCCACCAGAAGCATCGCTAAGAAGGTTTTTGCCTGCTAAAACATAAGATATTTTATCTTCTTGTAAAACTAAAACATCTGACTTTCTAGAATGTAGCTTTTGAATAGAACCAAAGATTTCTTCTAAACTTTTAAAGTTTGCTAACCCTAAATTAAATTCATTTAGTTTGTTTACGTTTGTTTCGTCATTATATACACCACTATAAGTAATGTCAGCTGTTCTGTGAGCTTCTTTGTATTCTTGAGTCGAGGTAGAGGTTGTTCTTTCTCCATAGTTTAATGTCTTGCCAACTATAGAATCTAAAATCTTGTAACTTTCAACTCCATTTCCAAAAGAATATACATTGGCAAATTCTGCATCTACAATAGCAGAGACAGTGTCTGTTTGATTTTGAATGTTGCCTTGGTGATGTCCATCCTCGTCTATAGGAAAAGACAGGTGGTTTTCATACCAAATATTTGGAGCAGCGTCTTGAGGAATTGTTTCAAAAGTTACAACTGATTCTGCTCTGTAAACTTGTATTTCTGCTGTTACACTAGACCTTCTCTTGTCTCGAGAAGCAACTCCACCGCACCTTTGAGTCCCTGTAATTAAAAGATATAATCTATTTTGATTTGTTCCAGATGAAGATGTATCTCTGTAAAATCTGTAATAGTTTGTGTTAACTCCTGTTGAAATGTCTTGAGTGCCAGATTGAGAATCTAAATTAGGCGCAGATGATTGAGCTAAATAAGGCTCATCCGTGTTTACAATAGGAGCTCCATCTCCCCCCACATCTGTAATCGCATCGTTAAATACTGTAGCTACATTATCTCCATAAAACCAATCTGACATATTATTGTAATCTGCCGAAGCCACCAGGTTTACATCTATCTGGTTTATTCTTCTTTCACATGCACCATTTCCTTTTCCAGGCCCTAATCTTTCTTGTCTTATATTAATGGTAATTCTAGTTCCCGCAGGCACATCATAGTCTATGTATTCCCCTGGATTAGCAGGGTCTTCAACGTTCATAGGATACGCCAATATTGGGTAAGCCCCGCTTGCATTTCTAGCGGTATATTCTGTACCTGGAGCTACAATTGAATTGTCTGTTTTTTTTGTAGAAAAATTACTGGGGTTTAGTTTCATGTAAGTCCCCGCAACAGCTTTTACCTCATTGCCTCCATCATCCACTAAATCAGGCAGAAAATCTAAAGCTTGGGCTGTTTTTTCTAAAACAGATGTTTCTACACATCTTAATACTGGCCCTTGGCTGTCTGACTTTACAATAAGTCTATCTCCCTCTTGTATTTTGTTTGCACTTTCTCCTTCTAATAAAAACCACACAAAGTTAGTCCCTGTTTGTTTGTAGTATATATTAGAATAAATAGTGTCATAAGTGTCTTCAGAGGGCTTTATTACAAACTTATACCTTGTAGCCCAACTAGGAGCTAATTGCTGTATAGGTATTGTAGCCTGTATTTTATTTTGATTGATTGAGTTTGCACAAGGAATTTGTACTGTGTTGCTTGGGCTCACCAAAGCTGTAGATGACCGACCATACTCATCCATGTATACCATGCCGATTTCATACCCCCTGTTACTGTGTAAGCTTAAAGTGTTGCTTGTCCCTTGGTATACTGCTGAGCTAAAACTAACATTATAATACTCATAAGCCGTATTAGAACTATCAACGTATTTCATTGCTATCATAACAAGCCCTATAGTGTTACTTCCAGGAGTAGACACTATACTAATAGGCTGTCCGTCTGCTGTGATACCACTTGCCGTCTTTGTGTATGACCCCAAGGTAGATGGAAGGGCACAGTTTAATTGGTCGGTTAATGTTGTGCCATTACAAGCATTAGGAACGGTTTGTATGTTTGTAGCTGTTCCTATTTTTTCTATAAAGTCAGTGCTAGTTGCTAAAGAATATACATTAGCAAAATCAGATGGCAATGTGTATTCAAATATTAACTCTGTTTGGCTAGTGGTAGCACCAGGTGTATTTCCTGAAAAAGCCTCATGCTCAATTCTAAAGTCTAAACTTATAACCGCTCCTTTTTTTAATACTACAGTAGATAAGTCTAAAAATACAACAGGATTGTTTACAACAACAGTTCCATTAATAGTGTAAGAATATGGCCCTACAGTAGAATTTACATCTTCTACGTCTATTATCTCTGAATTTAAATTAGCAATGTATTCTAATTTAATAGGGTCATTAAACTTGTCTTTTAAGTCGTATCCGTCTTTGTAGTTTCCGTACATAAGCCTATTGCCCATAACGGTTTGAGACTGCGCTACTTTAGGAACGTTGTCATAAAGCCTTAGTATTTCAGACTCAGGTAAAAGCGTAAATATTTTACTGTCATCAAAAGTAAAAGTATAATTGTTAAAGTCAGCATACCCTAAATTACTTTTATTAAAGGTCTCTATTACTTTTATATTAGATGTAGTCGACTCCTTAAATAGTAGCTGAATATCCTGCACTAAAGGCCCCCCAGCGTTAAATGTTATTATAACAGCGTTCTTGCTGTTTTTCATCCCTTCGTTTAAAAAACTATTGAAGCTAAAATTAAAAGTTCCAGGGTCAAACGCATACTTGCTAAACTGAGATGTTGCAGAGTATTCTCCATTAGAATACCTGTATCGATAAGCAAATGAAATAAATCTTTCCTCCAAAAAATTGTCTTGTTGTCCAGGTACATTTAAAAGCCGTATAGTAGGCGCTTCAACTGGAGGTCTTTTTATAACTAAAAGTTCTTCTGCTGTTATTTGGTCTATGTTGTTTACAGGTACATCATAGTTTTTGTTGATGTTTATAACCCTTGGAGGATTTAAGTTGTCTGTAAAAAACAACAAGTCATCTACCAAATTAATTCCCGTTATTAAACTATCAGAACTAAAATTAAGAGTGGTTTTAGTGTCACTGCCATCGTTAATACTTATAACATGATAAGTTAGATTGCTAGTGTGAATATTGTAAGAAACTATTAAATCCAACTTTTGAGGTAGCCCTAAAGTAAAAGCAGGGTCATGCACAAACCAATATATTCTTTGGTTAGCTCCATCTTCAAAAGCACCAATACACCTTGCAGATAAGCTAGTGTCTGCTCCAGAATAAGAAAGCTGTGTTAATACAGTATTTCCTTTGGAGTTTTCTACAGAACCTATCTCAGTATCCTCTGTAGAACCCAGTCTTACGTTTAGCGCATCTATGTATTCGCCATTAGGAAGAAGCCTTTCATCAAGGCTCTTATTCATTCTTCCTTTAATAAAATTTCTCTGAAGGTTTGCCATTCTATTTAATCCACTTATTCTCTCCTCGCATGTCCATTAATAATCTGCCAGGATGAATATTGCTTAATCTAATTTTTGCATTTCTCAATAAAGAAGACTTATCTTTTCTTGCTCTATTAATAACATATTCTTGTACGTTAAATTTACTGTTTAATATAGCATACTTTATGTAAGCATATAAATATTCTTCAAACAGCTTGTTTACTGAAACTTTAGAATCATCTCCGTTTTCCATCCCGTCTGAAATATACTCTAAAACGCAATTTTCATTAAGCATTGTGGAATCAAAATTTATAACACCAGCCTGCTTATCTATCCTAAAGGTTGGGTTTATATTTGCTGTTTCGGTATTTAAACCATAACGCGCCCCGATAGTATAATCAGCATACCAGTTTGCTTCAGTATCTGGGGGGACTTGTTCGTCACTATTCTCTTTGTTTAAATATATACTTTTTTGTTGGCCATTTAACCTTTCAGTGTCTAAGGTAGAGGTGTCTGTTACAACAGTGCCATCGGAGTTAAAAGTGAGAGTCCCGCCAGTTCCTTGCAAATAAGATTGAGCAGAGTTAACTTGAATGTTTTCGTTGAGTGGTCTAAGCCACCCGTCTTTATACAATGATAGTCTAATCCAGTTTACATAATCACTGGGAAGGGTAAATATTAAATTATCATAAACAGTAAGTTCTAAAGCTTTTACTTCTTTAAAAGCATCATAGTTTAATTCTTGGATGCCTCTTTTTGCGTGAAACAATATCTTATACCTTTCTTCGTTATTTATCAAAGAGTGGTTTCCTTGATACATAAGCTCAAAATTGTTTACAATATCCTCCAAAGAAACATATTGATATGACCCCCAATTAGTGTTTGTGGGAGCTACACCTGCATTATCATAGTATTGGTATTGAGATAAATATGCCATCTTATTGTTCTTGTGTTTCTTGTTGTTCTAATCCTTGGCCAAACTGAACTGTACTTATTTCTCTTATAGATAAACCAGCGTATTGTAATATTCTGGCCACTAAATTATTTACATCATCTTCAGGCAATTCAAAATCTTGAAAATCAGATTGTGACTGGTCAAATAATGGCTCTCCTCCCGACAGACTTATGTAAGTCCATTTAGGGTCTTTAGGGTATCTTATGTATTGGGATACCACCCTGCCTACTTTGTTTATTTCATTGGGATACAACGTTAATGAGCTGCCCTCTAAAGTATATGCTGGAAAAGTTACGTTAGGTGTTGTTAACATAGACTTATTTAGCATAGTTATCTTACTATGAGTGACGGGCTCTGCTTCGTTTTTTAAGTCTGATGGTCTGTATATTGCATATGTAAGAGGAGATGTATTTAAGAGCGCTGGAGAAACCTCTAATTGAGTATTGCTTGTTATGTTGGTTACTGTCAAGTTAGATACATTAGCTGCGTTAATTATTACTGAGACAATATCTCCTACCGCAACGCCATCTGTTTGAAAAGTACCAGATGAATCTATTAACGCATTTGCTCCGCTTATTCCAGTGGTAGTGCCTGATGAAATAACTTTACTGTATATTAATATTTTATTTAAAAGATAATAATCTGAGCCAGTAGTGGCAGAAGTGGGTACAGTATATATATTAGTGCTTGCGTTAGCTAAAGTTCCTGTTACAGAAAACGTATCTATAACCTCTTCATACCCTTTTTTAATATCAGCATATCCAGTTCCTGAAACCCTGGCATTTTCTTTATTAATTTGACTATTATATGAAATAAAATATTCGTCAAAAATATCTAATTGTGCTTGTTTAGCAAAAAGATTAAAATCAGCTGGAGATATATACCCGTAATTATTCTTATTCAGTATCGCTAAAACTGTATTTCTAACAGCATTTATCATCACTTACTTTTTGTACAAAGATAAGCAAAAAAAAAGAGGTCATTAAATTTGACCTCTCTTCAAAACCTACTAAAAGATAGTTTAGATAGTAGCTACAGCTACGCTTGTAAACACTAATCCTCCATCTTTGGATACTGGGGTAGTAACCTCAGTCCATTTAGATTGATTTGCAGTTACTATAGCAGCGTTAACATTTTCTCCAAAACCTGAAGTTAAGCTTGTTCCAGTAACAGTAAATTTGTGGCTTCCGCCTTTTAGAAAAATTGTTCCAGCAGTTGAACTTGTAGTTTCTGCATAAAGAATGTCATCAACAGCAAGATGGACATTTCCGTCATTAGCCGTATCGAATGTAATATATTTTGCCATGTTAAAAAAATTATGGGTTAAACAAAGTACAAAGGTAATAATTATTTAGTAGTCATTTTCTAGCACTGCCTCTAGCATTTTTAAATGCTCCAGTCCATCATCGCTCTGGAGATATGACGAAACAATATAAAGAGGGTCTTCACCGTAAGGAACGGTTAGCATCTTTTTCTTGTTGTTTGTGGTATTAAACCACACCTCTTTTCTTTTGTTTCTAAAACTTAATAATGACTTATCAAAAAACAGTTTTACTTTTGATTGAAGTTTTAGCATAGGGTCGTTCACCATCTTCATAAAACCAGAAGGGTCTCTTTTAACGTATATTAAAATATCTCTACGAAGCTCTGCTGTAGTAACTCTTGAAGTGTCAATACCCAACAAAACTCTTCCAATATTTTCTACTTGAGATATAGTAAGCTTTCGCGCTTCAATAAGCGCATCAACTTCTATGTTAAATTGATTTACCTCTTCAGCTGCATCTTTTTCTTCGTTTACCTCAATAAATTTTTTCCCATTTAAAGGGTGGTAGTGCAAAAACTCTTGTAAAACTGGGTTGTTTTTAGGCACTCTTAAAAATCCGTCTTCAAAAATAACGGGCTCCATAACAACGTTTCCGTCTTGTTCATCTTCAAAAGGTGACTTTTGATTACGAGCGTACCTAAGAGTTCTGTTTGTTCCTTGGGACTCATCAAAATATAAAAGGGGAAATCTTCTAGAGTGTCTAGTTGGCAGCATAAAAGATAAAGGTGCTGCGTTTCTGGTAAGCTTGTAGACTTTGTCTACGAATGTTTTATTTTTCATTATGTAAAATTAAATTAGATTTAAAAAAAAGGGAGGCTGTTACACCTCCCTAATGTAATACTACTCTTGGAATAAGAAGAAGTTGTTTGCACCTAAAGTACATACAGCTCTCTCAGACAAGAAGTTGACCTCCATAGCATCTAAGCTTGAAGTAGCAGCTCCGCCAGCAGAACCTGTAATCCAGGTTTTGTAACGTCTGTCTTCAGTTTCAGAAGCTCTGTAACGAACATGAAGGAATGGTCTCTTAGCGTTTTTACCAAGGATTTGGTCATAAACAGTAGTTGAACCAGCAGGCACTAATAGTCCGTTTACACGGCCTGAGTTAGCTCCAGTTGGTAGACCACCTCTCATTGTTGGGTCGTTTAGATATTTCCAGTCAGACTTGTAAAAGTCATAACCTCTTCTAAATCCTGTAAATCCAAGGTTTAGAGCCATATCTTTATCGTTGTCAAATAGTCCATATGAAGTACCACCAGCTCCGTAAGAGTTTTGGGCGGCCAACATATCATCTATGTCAAAGCTAAAGTCTCTGTCAACAAAAATTACATTTTCCTCGATAGAACCTTGCTTGTCTAGTCTTGAAATGATAGCATCAAAATCAGCTAATGTGGTTGGATTTCCTCCACCCCATACATTTCCTCTATTTTCTACTACATAGAAAATACCTTCAGAACCTTTGTTTCCTACATCTCCTGTAGCAGCAATTGCTCCTGAGCCAGTTTCAGCAGGAACTGCTTCAATCATTGCAGTTTCTAGATAGTCGTCAAAACGCAATCTAGTTTCATGCTCAGACTTTAAATACCATAGGTATCCAGTAGCTCCATTTTCTGTAGTAACTTCTACCCATCCAATCTGGGCCATATCCGAACCGCTAACAGCATATTTATCTTTAATGATAATAGGAGAGTTAGAGAAGATAGTGTCATCAGCCTCTAAAGAGCCTGACATTCCCACTGTTCCTTTCTTAAACTCAGAACCATAAATAAATACTGTTCTTGTTAGTCCAGTTCCACCAACTTGTCCGCCA